GAAGAAGTTAGACGTTATATTCGTCATATTGCTGATCGCCGTCTTCTTCAACTTGGTCTCAAAACAAAATTCAGACAAAAAGACAATCCACTACCATGGCTGGATTGGGTGCTCAATGGAGCATCACACGACAACTTCTTCGAAAAGCGAGTCACCGAATACTCAGTAGTGGGTATGGAAGGTGACTGGGGTTGGGATGAATCCGAACCAGAAGTATGTGGTTTAGACGGACAAGGATGTGCGGCCTAATGTATACCATCGAATGTCCAATCTGTGATATCAAAACCACAGTTGAGGTTCATTATGATGAAGACAGACCACAACACTGCCCTATGTGTGGGGAAGACATTGTACCCATACCAGAAGATGAGGATGACGTGTAGGCATATATACCTACATGTGGTATTACAGAAATCTTCCATTTGATCCCTCAGAAGACGAACTCAGCGAATATGTTGGGTTTGTCTACTTGATTACTGAACGATTTAGTGGTAAAATGTATGTTGGTAAGAAGTTCTTTTGGTCGAAAAGGAGACTTCCGCCTCTGAAGGGGAAGACCAGAAAACGCACCAAAATAGTGCAGTCTGACTGGAAGGACTACTATGGTTCCAATGAGGAACTTAAACTGTTGGTTGAACAGTCTGGCGGAGACGCCTATCACCGTGAGATCCTAAGACTGTGCAAAACCAAGGGTGAGTGTTCATATTATGAGGCCAAGGAACAGTTTGATCGGGATGTCCTGTTCTCAGACGACTATTATAACGAGTTTATTGGATGCAAAATCCATTCGAAGCATATACGAAAAAGTTCTTAAAAACTCGTTTTTATTCCAAAAAAGTCTAAAAAAACTCTTGCAATCTGAACCCAGCTATGACATAATGTGTATGTTGTTTGGGATTGGAGAGAAAGTTGTGGATTTGATTGGTCGAAAGGTTCACGTGGTTTCTGGTGCGATGCATCCAGTCAAAGAAGGTCGGGTCTATTTACAGGACGCTGACAGATGTTGGGTGGATTTCTCTGAGTCTGGTGAACTTCCCTACGTCTTTGCGAAGTACCGACTGTTGTGTAGTGAGGTTCCTGAGTTTGAGGTTCCTGACGCTTGTGGTGTTTATTTGATTGCTGAATGATGGAGATTGGTTTTGTGAAAGATTGTGTGTACTATTTGAGCGAAAACGGAGAGTTCCTTCCAGAACTAGTTTTCGAAAGTGAAGAAGAGGCGATAGAATACGCCGAAGCGAACGCTTTAAACAATTATGAAATCATTGAATGGGATGTTGCGTAATGAGTCAGTTTTTACAGTTAGTTGAGTCACGTGGTAAGTTGGCTGGGTCAAGTGCTCTTATGAAGGGGTTGTTGGAAGCCATTGATTCAAAAAGCAGTTGGCGTGTAGAGATTCTTCGTGGACTGATCGAAAAAGATATGGTTGAGATCGAAGAACTGTTATCAAAAGAAATTGAAGACGATTGAGGTTTAGTTATGAAGATTGAAAGAGTCGAAGAAAAACTTAGGGCGATTCAGACTGCTGAGAGTTGTATCAACAGTATTCTGAGTGTAAATCCTTCAGCAGTAGATCAAAGTGTTTTTGGTATACTCGCCGAGTTGAAGATGGATCTGATTGATGCGAAAGATGAAGAGTGGTTCCAAAAGAACCTATCTTCAGCGCAAAGAACTCATGGTGTAGTGTGATGGAAACCTTTTTTATTTTGTTGGTGATGGGTCTTATTCTAGTCTCTGGTATTGCAAACTCCATTGAGTGTGCAGAGAGAAAGAGAAACTTTCATGCAGGAACGCATGACTACTACGGGAACAAGTTATGATTCGTTTTACGGTTGGAATTTTAATTACGCTGGGCGCAGTAGGCGCACAAGACTATGCAATGGTCAGTGGAGTTGAACCGCCTAGTGTCTCTGTCTTCTTGCTTTCTGCTGGAATCGGTATTGGACTGATGCTGATAGGCGCTTTGCAAATCTCGGAGGAATACGATCATGGAGATTGAAGTCATATTGGTGGACATAGGAGTTCACCAGAAACCCAATAAGGAGATGGGGGTACGTACCTTCAAGGACTGGGAGGATGTCGTAGAACATGCACAACATTGGTGCAAAAAGTACGATTATACGACTTGGAGAGCTCGAAGCTGGGTGGACGATATAACGGAAAGTCCTATCCTTATTCCAAAAAAGTCTAAAAAAAGTCCAAAAAAGGGTTGATTTCTTGTTTCAGTTATGAGATAATGTCTTTGTTGGTTGGGGAGATCTGGTCTCTCAACTAGGAACCCTCGGGGTTCACTGCTTGTCCACTGGACATCTGGAGTTGAGAATAGGACACCAAGTCACTGCTTCTCCCCTCTCGTTTTCTCACTAAGGATATGTTATGAAAGATTTGATTGCAAAGTTCGAAGCTCGTGGTCTTGAGTTGGATATCGATTTAGAAAATCTCTGTGCCAAATGTTTGCGCCCGTCTAAGCGTGCTCTTCTTGGTTATAAAGTTGAGTTTAACTATCGTTTCGGATCTGAGAATAGCATGATCGCATTCATGGAACATTACATTTCGGATCTTGAACTTATAGAAGAACGCAAGGCAGAACGTAAAGCAAAACGTGCAGCGGAACGTAAGGCTGCTCAAGAGTCTGTCAAAGAGGGTGACATCTATGTCGCTTCTTGGGGTTGGGAACAGACTAACGTTGATGCCTATCAGGTTGTTGCGAAGAAGGGTGCGAGTGTTGTCCTTCGTGAGATCGCCGTTCGAAGTATCGAAGGTAGTGAACAGTTCATGAGTGATCGTGTTGTTCCCGTCAAGAACGCCTTCATCGGTGAAGAGTTCAAGAAGCGAATTGCTGGTAAACACATCAACGTTGATGACATTCGATGTGCTCTTCCCGCCGAAGAAGGCAAAGAGTTCTACCGAAGTTGGTACGCTTAATGGAGTGATCACGTTAAATTGGTAATGATTCCTGTGGGATCACTCTGTATTCCCCCGTGTAAAAACGGGGGTTTTTTTCAATTATAGATACTGTCGAGGTATGAAATTTACTAAATATTATTAAAGGTGAAACATGAACTATAGCATCACAAAAGAAATTTTTGAAATCTTTGATGAATTTAAAGAACAATCAAACAAAGCAGGTAGAATGGAAGTATTGAACAAATACTCTGAAGTTCCAGCATTCAAAGATGTCTTACGAGGTACATTTGATGATACCTTGCAGTTTACTCTCCCCGAAGGTAAACCACCTTACACTCCTAATAACCCTGAATCTGTTCCTTCTTCCTTACTCAGAAAGAACCGTGACTTTGGTTATTTTGTAAAAGGCGGGCCTGGAGATTCTATGCCACGTTATAAAGTGGAAAAACTATTCATCACTCTGCTGGAGTCTATTCATCCAGTAGATGCTGAAATCGTTTTGTCGATGGTAGCGAAACAATCGCCGGTGAAATATCTAACCAAGAAACTAGTACAGGAGGCATTTCCAAACTTAATCCTAAAATAGTACTATAACAAAGGAGTATTGATGTCAGAAAAACAAATCGAACGATTGAAGAAAGACAGTAGTGAACTGGATTTTTATATCAGACGACTACGAAAAAAAGGAAGGGAAGACCTAGTTTATAAACTAAGCAAGAAACAGGTATTCCTCAATCAAACCATCGAAGAACAAATGACTCAATAAGGAAGGTGATCCACATCTCGTGGGGATCCTTCGGGATCCCCATCGTTTTGGAAATAAATTATGCCGACATATCAATTCAAAAACAAAGAGACTGGTGAAATCGTAGATCAGTTTTTAAAACTATCAGAACTAGATCAGTGGAAAGAAGATAACCCGCAATGGGAAACCTATCATGGATCTGCTCCAGAACTTGTCACAGGAACAAAGTCTGCCCTTCGTCAAGCAGGGGACGGTTGGAAAGATCTATTAAATAGGGTTAAAGACGGGTCAGGCCGTAATAACACGATCAATACCTAGTATGCAAAAACCTAATGTACTGAAGATCGACCACTTGATTACAGTGGAACCGATGACTACGAGCCAAGAAGTTGTGTTTACTGCATGGGACGAAGGCAATCATCTGGTGATGACTGGTGCCGCTGGTTCGGGTAAAACCTTTTCCGCTTTGTATCTTGCACTAGAAGACACGCTAGATCCAAGTGAACCCCAACATCAAATCATTCTGTGTCGCTCCGCAGTACCGACAAGGGAGATAGGTTATCTGCCTGGCACTCTGGACGAAAAGTTAGATGCATACACCGCTCCCTATCGTCAGATATGTTCACATCTGTTTGATGACGATGGAGCGTATGACAAACTGACCAAACAAGGAGTGATTAAGTTCGTATCCACTTCACACCTACGAGGCACAACGTTTGATGATGCAATCACCATCATTGACGAAATGCAGAACTTGACATTTCACGAATTAGACAGTATCATAACTAGAGTAGGTAATAATTGTCGAGTTGTATTTTGTGGAGACTACTACCAAACGGATTTTGTCAAAACAACAGATCGAGCAGGTATGCATAGTTTCATGGAGATCATCGAACACATGAACAGGTTTACCATAGTCGAGTTTACATGGGCGGATATAGTACGCTCAGATTTTGTGAGAGACTATATAATGACAAAGGAAATGCTCATGAAGGAGAAAGTTCAATGAACAGAGAAGCAGTATTCGAACAGTTAAAAATTGACGAAGGCGTTGAGTATGAGATTTACAAAGACCATCTTGGATATCCGACATTTGGAGTTGGACACTTGGTCTTAGAAAGTGATGAAGAACACGGACAAGAAGTAGGAACTCCCGTTTCCGAAGAACGAGTGAAAGAATGTTTTGAGAGAGATCTTAACCTTGCTATTGCAGAGTGTAGTGCTCTGTATGGAGAGGGAACTTTTGCAAAATTGCCCGATGAGGTTCAACAGATTTTGGTTAACATGATGTTCAATATGGGACGTACCCGATTGAGCAAGTTCAAGAATTTCAATGCCGCTATTGCAGAGGGTGATTGGAAAAGAGCCGCCGTTGAAGGACGTGACAGTCTTTGGTATCGTCAAGTCACTAATCGTGCGGAACGACTAATGGAGAGAATGGAGAACGTCTAAGATATCATGGCAAAGTACAGTCGTCACGATAACCGCAATAAAAAGAAAGGTAAACACAAGAATCAAACTAAGTTTGATAGTGGATATAAAATGAAAGGAGAGGATTATAATCGCTCTCGTGATAAAAAGGTTCTGTTAGATTATTCATAATGAAAAATGCGATATTTCAGTATATGGTGGTCAATGATCGAATTGACCAAGAACGTGGAAGAGTGCCCCAAGATCCTGTAGAGGGAAGAACCAGAAGTCAACTTTATCTTAAATGCGCTCGTGAGTCTAGTCTGTCCTTTCAGGATTATGCGGATCTGATTGACTCTGATTACTATTACTCAGAAGAACAAGTTTTTACTAAAGGCGATGACAGTCCGGCTGCACTATTGTTTGAGTGTTTACGTGTAATCTATGATCCCATGTTTGATCAGTACGACAAGGTTCTTTTTGCCGACACTGACATTATGGTAAACACCAAAGAGAATATCTTTGATGTGTGTGAAGACGGAGATGTTTTTGGAGTACTTGAATCCGACTATGTGACTCATAGCGGCGGCGGTTATAATTCTTGGGATTATTCTTCAAACACTTTAAATGATTATGTCACCAAGTTTAAAATGCACGACATCCCTATTGTACCCACCATGCCACCAAACAGACCATCTAAGTTAACAATTCTTAATACGGGTATTGTGGTGTGGTCACGTGAGGCACGCCTACGTGCACGTGAAGTATTCATGGATTGGAAAGAATGGTTAGACGCAGAACCAAAGTTTCATATGTCAGTGATGAACGATCAACCATTTATATCAGGCCAACTTATGAAACACAACTTTGACCTAGTGACGATTGACCAAACGTGGAACGATTCTCCACACTATGCGACAGAAGAAGAGTTCTTCGAAAAGGCAAAAATGTGTCACTACACTGGCGGCGGTTGGAAGATTGATATGTTAAGACACATAGAAGAAAACAGGTTCATAGGGGGTTGACAATACCCCCTTTTTTCTGTATACTTGTTATGTGAATTAGGAGTTTTAATGCAACAAGATAAAGTAATATTGACTGACTGTGACGGAGTACTGCTGGATTGGATGTACTCTTTTAAACAGTGGATGAATCGTCACGGTTATCTAGAAAAGAATCCTTCCGCTTATGAAGTAAACGTGGTGTTTGGACTAGAACGAAGTGAAGCAAAGAAACTGGTTCGAATGTTCAACGAGTCAGCAACGATTCGAAAGATTCCCCCACTGCGTGACGCAATTAAGTATGTAAAGAAGTTGCACGAAGAACACGGATATGTGTTTCACGCTGTGACAAGTCTTAGTAATGATCAGTACGCTCAACACCTTCGAACCAAAAACCTGATTGAGTTGTTTGGCCCGACTGCCTTTGAAAAGTATGTCTATCTTGACACTGGTGCAGACAAGGATGAAGAACTTTGCAAGTACGCCGGAAGTGGTTGTTATTGGATTGAAGACAAACCAGAAAACGCTCGGGTAGGAAAGTCCCTTGGACTAAACAGTTATCTCATGTCGTGGGATTTCAATCAGGGCGTACAGGATATTCCACGAGTCCAGAACTGGAAAGAACTTTACAATATCATAACTGGATAACTAACGCATATATAATCTCGTGAACAACTTTATGAGGTTAAAATGCGATACGTTGGTTTCAGTGAATATTATCATGACGGCGCACTCTCTATCATCAACGAAGATGGTACAGTAGAGTTTGCCTCTCATGGCGAGCGTTTTTCCAAAAAGAAAAATGACGCCATCATTCCAGAAAGTCTTTGGGAATACACTTCCGATAAAGACCATCTCTCTTTTTACGAAGACTATGAAATCAAACACAAACTTCGTAAAAACCTTTTTGGTTCCAAAGAGGAATTGAGACATGGCCGGCGTGGGTATCAGGAAAAATTGACACGAAAAGATCCAACAGATCAACAGGTGCCTGGAAGTCTTGTTTTCGACACTTTTCATGAACACCACCAATCCCATTGTGCAAGCGCTTTCTATACTAGACCTTGGAAAGACAAAGAGTCTACTGTTATGGTTTCTATTGATGGTGTGGGAGAAGTTCAAACCGCAGTTATCTATGACCACAACTTCAATCTAATCAAAGAATGGCACTACCCAAAATCGGTTGGTTTGATTTATAGTTGTGCCACTAGTATTTTAGGATTGAGACCATTAGAAGATGAATATGTGGTAATGGGACTTTCTTCTTATGGCGAAGCCCCTTCAGAAATGGTCACATGGTTATTAAGCTGGCATCACAATATTTCTGATATTTGCGTTGATCTTCATGGAGAAGCCTTTATTGATAATAACGGGGACACCAAATCCTTTAAAGACTTCAAGCGAATGTTAGGGAAAATGCATGATTTCAAAAGAACATACCGAGACGAAGATTTTGCGGCAGGGGTTCAGGAGGTTGCCGAAATTGTTATACTTAATATTATGAGAGAAGCACGTAAGTATGGAAACAAACTTTGTTATTCGGGCGGTTGTGCTCAGAATGTTGTTGTTAATTCAAGACTGTGGGAAATCTTTGATGATGTTCATATCGCTGTATCTCCTACAGATGCGGGATCTTCTTTAGGAACGGCTGCACTTACATGGGCAAAAGAAACTGGGAAAGATCAACTCATCTGGACTCCATATTTGGGTTATAACATCGACAGAGAGGTAAACCCCAAAGAGGTAGTCGATCATCTCTTAGAACACCGTGTGTGCGGTCTGGCGAACGGTAGGGCGGAGTTTGGCCCTCGTGCATTAGGTAATCGATCCCTGATTGCGGACGTGAGGTATGACGTACAGGATACAGTCAACACGATCAAACGTAGACAGAAGTACCGTCCCTTCGCCCCCGCCATTCTAGAAGAGTATGCAGATCAATACTTCGATGGGCCCATGAACGAATACATGCAGTACACTTCTGTCGCACTGCACGACTTTAAGTCGGTGACTCATGTGGATGGTACTGCACGTGTACAGGTTGTGAAGAAAGATTGCCAGTCAATATTTCGTAAGGTCATTGAAGAGTATTATGAACGCACTGGTGTTCCCATGTTGTTGAACACAAGTCTAAATATACGTGGACGACCTATGGTTAATGATGAACATGATGCTAGACTATGGGAACAGAAGTATAATGTGAAAGTTTTTTAATGGATTTTATACGCAAATACAAAATTGAAAATTGGGACAATGCTAAAGAAAAACTATTACTTGGTATTGAAACAATGAAAGGAAATTATGATTGTAAATTTTCTTCGATGTCTAGATCTGATTACAAAGAAAGAAACATCAAACCCGTTTACTGGGAAACCATGATTGATATCATTGATGTTCACCTAAAAGACTACGTTTTCAGTTGGAAGTGTAGTAGTTATAATATTCAGTCAATGTGGTTTGCAGAATATTCGCATGATGGTGCAGATTTTGACTGGCATACTCATGAGGGATGTAATATGTCTGGTGTGCTTCAAATTGTAATTGATGATAAAAAAACCAGTACTAGTTTATTGGGACAGTCGATTGAACTTGACGAAGGGGATTTGATTCTTTTTCCTTCCATGTTGCCACATAAAGGGCCAAAAGTGACTAAAGGTCAAAAAATTGTTATTGGATTTAATTGGGATATATTTGGAAGTCTATTACACAACCATTAATCTTAGGAGAATAACAAATGGCAGAAGAAAAGAAAACATTATCCATTGACAGTGATGGAACACTTGCGGGGGCAGATGTTAACGGAGATGGTCACATCTCTGAACAAGAACTACAAATGCATTTAGAGTTCAAACGTAAAGAACTTGAAGATCAAGATGCTATGCGAGATGCACAACGAAATATGACATGGTTTGCGTTATTTGGCATGTTGTTGTATCCATTTGCTGTGATTGGTGCAGATGCGATTGGACTGGACAAGGCTTCAGGCATTCTTGGAGATATGGCTCCGACATACTTTGTATCTGTTGCTGCATTAGTTGCTGCTTTCTTTGGTACTCAGGCATATTCCGGCAAGAAGTGATTCTTCGGAATAGATTATGGAATTAGTGACGTGGCGTGGTACGCCTGGTGTTGGTGATTTTATGTGGGCACTTAATTGTGCCCATAATCACTCTTACACTACAGGAAACAAAATAAAACTTAGATTTTACTGGGAACACGGGCCGGACTACCTTCATCACTTCGAAGATCCTGAAACAATAATAGAACGACTAGAGTATGTCCACAACTTTTATCACAGAAAGGATGATGTTGTGGTTGAACATGTCTACAATGACAAAGAATCACGTTATAGTAAGTGGAAATTTTCGGATGACTGTGTTCTTATGAATGACGGTCGATTGCGTGTTGCAGCTATTCGTAGAGAAAATAAAGCAAGGTTTTGGTTTGAGTCTGGCGCATGGTCTGATAAAGACGGATCACAATGTCTTTATTCCGACTGGATATTTCGTGAAGATGTTTTTAAACCAAGAGATCCACAAAAGGTTGTTATTTGGCGACCTACCTTTAATGCAGAAATACCGAGGACTTGGAAAAGAGAGTTGACAAATGAACAGTGGGATGGTATCATAAACTCGCTGAGTGCAGCCGGATTATATACTGTTGAATTGACCTATCGAACTCCAATATCCGAAGCTATATATCATATATCTACATGTAGACAAGTAGTTTGTTATGATGGTATGTGGCATTATATAGCACGTAATTTTATGAAACCCATGATGGTTATGAGTACAGAAGGGATAACTAAAGAACATACTCCCCATAATCATTTTCCAAAACAAGGATTTAGTGTAGAAGGGTTTAACAAGCTAAATCTTCCTGATAACTTAGGAGACAGCAGAAAGCGGGCCATTTATTATGAAGAAAGATGCAGACAATTCTATCAAGATCGATAGAGCTGTTATTGAGATACAAGGCGCTTGCAACTTTGACTGCACTATGTGTCCTCAAGACAAAAGGACAGGCGGTAGAGAAAAAGAATTTCTCACTAAGATGTCTTTGCTTGAATTCGAAGACTATGTACGAGACTGTGCACAACACGGACTGCGTGTAGTCAACCTAGACGGTTCTGGTGAAGCAACACTTAACCGAAATCTGCCCGAGTACATCAAGATTGTAAAACGATACAATGCACAGGCAGTAATTTTTTCTAACGGATTTAGAATGCATGGTAAGTTCATGCGTGAGTGTGTTGACGCTGGACTAGACTTCTTTCGTTTCTCTTTCATTGGGCCAACACCCGAACTCTATGACAAGTGGATGCACAACACACGTGGAAGCACATACCACTTGATCAAAAAGAACATTAAAGAAATGGTCGAGTATGTTGAATCAGTTGACTCAAACTGCGTCATAGAGACGTATCATCTAATTACTGACAACGACAATCTTAATTGGGAACTAGATAGGTACAAGGAACTGGTTGACGAACTAGGCGTCAAGACAGAAATTTGGAAAATGCATAATTGGTCTGGTGCATGGGACATCGGCGACAATGCAAGAAAAGGTGAGGTGAAGGCTTGTGGAAGACCTTTCAGTCCTGACGTTGTTATTCTTGCTGGTGGTATTGACGGTGGTAGAGGCGCTGTGGCACCATGTTGTCAAGTCCTCGGCAGAGATGGAGAGGCAGTACTTGGACACTGTTCAAGAAACACCATCGAAGAAATCA